CTGTCGTATCTCTCCCCAAGTCTGACGATTGAACCGCCAATCTCCCAAAAAAAAGAAAAGGCTTCCAATGGCAATTGAAATAAAGGGAACTCCACCGGCGTCTATACTAGGGAACTTGAATGTGGCACTTAGTAAAGCCAATTGGATAGGGGAAAGTGATGCCGCGGCTGTCAGTTTGGCTATTCGCCTTTCTACCGCACTTGATACTTGTTTTGATAGTGGTGACTTCAAAGAAATCAACGGATTAGCACAACGGTTCACAGCCGTTCTGCAACAACTTCATTTGACCGTGGAAACACGGACACAGGGCAACAAGGAAGTGGAAGATGACGGAAGCGAACATAGAGAAGCCTATTTACGGTTACTCCAACCCGCGCCTATCAAGTCCAAAACTAAATCTTCCTAGTGCTGGCCAAGTTGTTGCTGATCTTGCAACCGATTTAGGTGTCCCGCTGCTGCCGTGGCAGAAGTATCTAATGGACGAAGCCTTGGCAATCAAAGAAGGCAAATGGGCAAGATCAACCATTGGTGCAATCGTTGCCCGTCAGAATGGTAAATCGCACGCAGTCCGAATGCGCATATTGGCTGGTCTGTATGTCTTTGGTGAAAAAAGCATTATTGCAATGTCGCAATCTCGAATGCTGTCTTTGGACACATTCAGGCAGGTTGTTGATATGGCAGAAGGTACGCCGTGGACACGAAAACGGATCAAGCGCGTCAGCCGAACCAATGGCCAAGAAGAACTTGAAATTTATTGCGAACATTTTCCAAAGTCTTGCCCGCACAAATGCGAACGCATACGCAAATACTCGATCAAGGCAGCGACCAGCGAAAGCCCGCGCGGTGCAACGGCTGATCTGCTTTGGATAGATGAATTGCGGGAAATCAATCAAGTTACTTGGGCAGCGGCAACCCCGCTAGTTCGCGCCAGACCAAATGCACAAATCTGGGTGACTTCAAACGCAGGGGATGACAGCAGCACAGTCTTGAACGAATTACGGGCAAGGGCATTGACCTTCAGCAGTGACCGCTTGGGCTGGTACGAATGGTCAGCAGCGACCAATGACATCTGGGACATTGAAAATTGGAAACAGGCAAATCCAGCACTTGGTCACACAATCCAAATTGAAAACCTGCAAGACAGCGCAAAATTTGATAACCCAGATGCCTTTAGAACTGAAAGCCTTTCAATCTGGATCAACGCAATTGACAGCCCATTCCCAATTGATACTTGGGTTGATGCTGAACAGAAGATCGCTATTGAATATTATTTAGCGACATATATGGCGCTAGATTTATCCTTCAATCGAGATAAGGCATATCTGGTTACTGTGCAGAAACGACCAGATGACAAACTTGGTTGCTTTGTTCACGAATGGACAGGTTTATCAAACACCCAATTGGCAAGTGAGATCGCCACGCTGGCCAGACGCTTCAAACCACGGGTTCTTGCTTACGATCCAAACACGGCTGGGTTCTTAGCACCGATATTGGCCAAAGCGGGCATTGCAGTTGCACCGACTGCTTGGGCAAGTACGGCTTTCAGCATATTCTGTGACCAGACACTTGCGGCAATGACTTCTGGGCAATTGGTTCACGCTGGGCAAGACATATTGAAAGAACATCTAGTTGCCACAGCCCGCAAACCTGCTAGTGACGGTGGTTGGCGCATTGCCAGACGTGCAAGCACTAATCCGATCAGTGCAGCAGTTGCTTTAGTTATGGCAGTTGGCCACGCGACACAACCACAAGTGGAAAGTGCTATTGTTGTTGTTTAGTGTCGGCTGATGTTTGAGGGAAGCAAGGTCAGCCGACACGTTGAATGTTGTTGCACGATTTGCAAATCACACCAATGTAATTCACACTAATATCGTGGGATTATTAGACCTATTTGCAATTAACCCTGTGGCGAAGCCAAAGGTTGAAGCAGCAGCAGTTGTGCCTTATCAAAGCACTTTCAGTTTTTCAGAATTTCCAACAACTGCAACAAGATCAGAAGCAATGCAAGTGCCAGCAGTGGCACGCGCCCGCGGCATTATGTGTGGCACAGTTGGTTCATTACCGCTTCACGCATATAACAAAACAACTCAAGCCCGCGTCTATGGCAACCCACTATTGACACAACCCGATCCAAGTCTTCCATTATCTGTGACTATGGCTTGGACAGCAGAAGATTTATTATTTTATGGTTGGGCTGTATGGGAAGTTCTTGCTGTAAATCCAGAAGATAAGCGCCCAACACAGGCACGCCGAATTGATCCAAGTTGGGTAACTTGGAACGTGAACTACAACGACACAGAAATCACACAATTTTGGGTTCGCGGTAATCCTGCCCCAATGTCAGGTGTTGGATCACTAATTATGTTCAACGGCATTGACGAAGGTATTCTTGCCCGCGGTGGCCGCACCATTTACAGCGCATTGCAGATTGAAAAAGCAATTGCCCGAATGGCTTCTGAACCAGTACCAACAACAGTTTTAAAGAATTCAGGCGTTGATCTTGATGCCACACAGGTAACAAATATGCTGACTTCTTGGAAGAAGGCACGTCAAGAACGATCAACTGCATACCTAAGTGGCAACTTGGATATTCAAACACTTGGATTTGACGCAACCCAAATGCAATTGGCAGAAAATCGTATGGGAATGGCCAGCGAAATTGCACGAATGGTGAACATTCCAGCGTGGTACTTAAACGCAGAAGCCGCTTCAATGACTTACACAAATGTAACTAGCGAACGCAGAAGCCTTATTGATTTCTCGATCCGTCCAACATTGATTATGCCAATTGAACAGCGTTTATCAATGCCAGATGTCACACCGATTACACAAGAAGTGCGATTTGATCTTGATGATTACTTACGCGGCAACCCAATTGATCAAGTTGAAGTCGTTGGCAAAATGATTGAACTTGGCTTGATTGATGTGGCAGAAGCCCGCGGAATGCTTGACCTAGTAGAAAAGGGAAATGATGCCTAGTATTAACTTTGACGGCAAAATATTCGCAGCAGATACCGAAACCCGCACAATGCGTGGCTTAATTCTGCCATTTGGGGCTGTCGGCAACACCAGTGCTGGTGCTGTTGAATTCCACCCAGAAGCATTTGGCCAAATCAAGGCTGAAGAAATTATTCTCAACCGCGAACATTCAAGAATTGATCCATTAGGCCGTGGGATCGCTGGCAGTGAGAAAGTAACTCCTGCTGGTATTGAAATGGCTTTTAAGATCGCGCCAACAACAGCGGGAACTGACGCATTGATTGAAGCAGAAGAAGGTTTGCGCCCAGCGTTTTCAATTGAAGCAAGCGCTGATGAATACACAATCGAAAAAGGCGTTATGAAAGTAAGCCGTGCAACCCTAACTGGTGTGGCACACGTTACTAACCCAGCCTTCAAAGCAGCACAAATCACTGAAGTTGCTGCATCTGAAGAAGAACAGACCCCCGAAGCGGAAGAAGCCGCAGAGGAACTAACAGAGGAAACTACTGTGGAAGAAAACAAAGAAACCGCAGTTGCCGAAGAAGTTGTTGCTGAAGCAGCACCAGTTCAGGCTTCTGCCCCTATGGCTTACACAAAGCCACGTTCACCAATCGTAAATGGTGCTTCATACCTAGAACACAGCATTAAGGCTGCAGCAGGTAACGAAGATAGCCGCATTTACGTTCGTGCAGCAGATGACAGCACCAGCACAAACACTGGTCTAACACTGCCTTCACATATGCAAGAATTTGTGACAAACACAATTTCAGATCGCCCAGCAATTGATGCAGTATCTCGTCAGGCACTCGTTTCAACCGGTATGTCATTTACCGTGCCAAAACTAGGTGACGCACCAACTGTTGCTGCAACTTCAGAAGGTTCTTCACCGTCTGAAACTGGTATGACTTCTGACTACTTAACTGGCACTGTCGTTAAGTACGCTGGACGCAATGATGTTTCTTGGGAACTAATCGACCGTTCAAGCCCAGAATTCTACGCAGAACTTATGGTTCAAATGCAAAATGCATACGCAAAGGCAACTGATGATGCTGTTCTTGATGCACTTGTTGCAGGTGGCACAGCCGCTTCAACACAGGCTGGAACTGCTGCTGGCTTCATTGCTTTCGCTGGCAAAGAAAGCGCTGCTGCTTTCGCTGGTGCTAAGAAGAAGGCACGCAACGTTGTTATCAACACAGACTGGTGGGGAACTCTACTAGGTGCAGTTGATAGCACAGGCCGCCCATTATTCACAGCATCTAACGCACAGAACAACCCAGGCGTTCAGTCTGCTGGATCAATTGAAGGCAACATTATGGGATTAAACACATACGTTGATCCATACGTTGCTGCATCTGGTCTAGTTGATGACAGCGCATTCATTATTGCCCCAGAAGCAGTTACTTGGTACGAAAGCCCAACAACTCGTCTTCAGGTTCAACTAATTGAAACAGGACAAGTTCGCATTGGCCTATATGGCTATGGATGCGCCCTTGTGAAACAAGGCGACGGCGTACGACGCTTTAACCTAACTTAGTTCGCGAAACTAACTAAGACGGATAGCCCCGTTGCTGCCCTGTGGCGGGGCTATCCACCCAAATAAAAGGATTATGAAATGGCACTGATTGACCTAGAAGAATTTAAGACTGTTCTAGGCATTGGCGATATTTACGCTGACCCAATTGTTCAAGAAGTTGCTGATGCTGCTGAAAACATAATTCTTTCATACCTAACATTCAATGATGCAGCAATTAACAGCGTTAAGATTGAAAACAATGTCGCTACTTATACAACTACTTCTAAGCATTCTTTCGCTGTTGGGGCTTCTGTGGTTATTACTGGTTGCCGCAGTCCATTCAGCGCTACTAAGACAATTACGGAAAAAGGGAACTTCTATTTCAAGGTTGCGCTTACTAATGCTGATGTCGAACAAGAAGCAGTAGTTCCAACAGGTCGCGCCGTTCTTGCTTCACAGGCTGCACTTTATGATGATGTGGCTGAAGTACGCGAAGCCGCGCTCGCAGTTGCCTGTGACATCTGGATCACCCGTCAAGGCACACTTGGCCAGCAGGGCGTAGATTTTCAACCAGCACCATACCGTTTAGGCCGTTCAATGATGTCACGCGTCAGCGGTCTATTAGCCAAACATATAAACGTTGGTGGTTTAATTGGCTAATCTTGTTGATCTTAGAACCGACATTGCAGACGCATTAGCCGCTGCTGGTCGCGTTGTTTATTCATTTCCAAAAGAACAAATCACACCACCAGCATTGGTGCTTGTGCCTTCTAGCCCTTACTTAGTACCTGCTGGAATTGGTGGATTGAATAATCGGATTAACGTTCGCTTTGACATTACTGCTTTAGTGGCTGCAACCGATAATCAAGCAGCACTTGCAAACCTTGAAACTTTAATGCTTGATGTCTTTGGCGCATTGCCAAGTGGCACAAGCGTGAACAACTGGTCACAACCAACTGTGATCACAGTGGCAAATCAAGAATTGTTATCAAGTCAATTAACCATTGAACTGGTAACAACTAACAACGGAAACTAAAGAAGAAGGGTCGCCTAATGGCAACTTACATAACCGGCAGGGATCTGACCCTGACCATTGACGGTGACAGTTACGACGCACAGGCTTCAACAGTCACACTTGAAATGGAAAACAATCAAGCAGTTCTTGAAGTTCTTTCAGGTCGTGCTTACAAGACCATTGACAAGACAGCAACATTAAATGTTGAAATGTACGCAGACTGGGGTGCAGCAGGTTCGCTTTGTGATGCACTTTGGGACGCAGCAAACAGCGCACCAGATACCGCGCTTACATTCTCATTTGATGCAAACGGTTCAACCTTCGCTGGAAGTGCATTCCCTGCATTCCCTAACGCTGGGGGCGGTGCTGTTGATGTATTAACTGCAACAGTGGCACTAATCGTTGAAGACGGCACAGTCACCCGCTCTTAACTACTAACAGAACAGGGCAACCCCTTATGAAAGCAAAACTAAATATCAAGACAATTGAAGGCGAAGAACTAGAAATTGAAGCAATCGTCCCAGACTTTATTGCTTGGGAACGACACAGCAAGCGAAAGATCAGTGATCTGGTCAGCGGCATTGCAATGGAAGATATGGCATTTCTAGCACATTCAGCCTTGAAGCGTCAGGGCAACGTCAAACCATTTGACGGCTGGATCGCAACAGTCGCAGAAATAGATATGGCGGACGAAGACCCAAAAGGCACGAAGTAGGTTCACTGCAACGGCTTATTCTCGAAGTGGCGGTGGCAACACAAATTGCCCCGCCATTTTGGGAAAACAGCACAGCAGAAGACCTACTAACAGTTATTGAGATACTAGAGAAACGGAAAGGTTAAATGGCTGACAAGAAGACCATAAGCATAAAACCTAACGCCGCTGATCTACAAGGTCTTTATGGCGCTTTTAAGCGTATGGACGCTGACGCAAATGGAAGACTTAAAACAGAAGTTGCTTCAATCAGTGCTTGGACACAACAAGGCCTGATCATTTCTTCTTACAACGCTGTGATGCCTATGCAAGCAGCAGTGGTTGCTAAGACCGTGAAATTCAATCGTGACCGCATTCCAAACGTTTCAATTGGTGGTGCGCGTGGTCGTGCTTCTGGCGGGGCAACTGCTGGTGAATTGGTAATGGGTAACGAATTTGGCGCAAATCCAACAAGTGTCAATGGCGCATTCCCTAACGGTGGACGCCGTTTCCCATATCGCAACGGCAATGTTGGCAACTGGATATTCCCAGCCTTAAAGGGAATGCAGGGCGAGATCACACGACGCTGGAAATCAGCCGTTGAAGGTGTTTTGAACGAATGGTCAAAGGATTAGCAAATGGCTGAAATAAGAACGTTAAAACTAAACCTGCTTGCAGATGTTAATGATTTCAGCAAAGGTCTGGAAACAGCCCAACAGAAATTCAAGAATTTTGGCGATAGCCTGGAAAGTATGTCACGCAAAGCGGCTGTGGCATTTGGTGTTTTGGCGTTTGCTGGCAAACAAACCGTTGATAGTGCTTCAGATCTAAACGAAGCCTTAAGCAAAAACACAGTTGTATTTGAAGACCAAGCCAAAGCAATTGAAGACTTTGCCAAGACAGCAGACAAAAATCTTGGTTTATCACAACGCCAGGCATTAGACGCCGCTTCAGGTTTCGCCATTCTTGGACGTATGTCCAATTTAACTGGGCAGAAACTAACTAATTTTTCAACCGATCTGACAACCCTTGCAGCAGATTTAGCGTCATTCAATAACACAACAACTGATGAAGCAATTGTGGCTTTGGGTGCTGGTCTTCGCGGTGAAGCAGAACCATTGCGCCGTTATGGCATTTTGTTAAGTCAGACTGCTTTGGAAGCAAAAGCGGCTGAATTAGGCTTGTGGGAATTTGTTGAAGTAAATGGCAAATCAAAACCAATCATTTCAGAAGCCAACAAAGTTATTGCCCGCCAAGCAATCATTATGGAACAAACAGCCTTGCAACAAGGTGATTTTGCCCGTACTGCTGACGGGGCAGCAAACAAGCAGCGCATTCTTGCCGCTGAAGTAGAAAACGCTAAAGCCCAAATTGGTCAGGGCTTATTGCCTGCGTATCAGAAACTGCTTGATCTTATTATCCCTGTGACTGAATGGGCTGGACGCAATGCAGACGCATTTGTCAAAATCGGTTCAGCAGTTGCCATTGTGGCTGGGTCAATAGTTGTTCTTAACTACACCGTTAAAACAATCAATATGACATTTGAAGCATTTAACAACATTATGAAATTGGCAACGGCAGCCCAGGCGGCGTTCAATTTTGTTATGGGTATGAACCCAATCGGCTTAGTCATTATTGGTGTTGCTGCTTTAGGCGCGGCATTTGTGGCTGCTTACAAGAACATTGAACCATTCAGGGATCTCATTGACAGCATTTGGGAAAAAATGAAGAAGTTAATTGACGGCATTAAAAACAGTGCAATTGCTGGTGCTGTAACAAGGGCTTTCAATGCTGTAACAGGTCGTGCTTCAGGTGGATCAGTAAGCGCTGGCACAGCCTACACAGTCGGCGAATTTGGCAAAGAAGTCTTTGTGCCTTCAACTAATGGTCGGATTATTCCAAACGATCAATTGGGTGGAAATGTCACAATTAACCTAAACGGCATTATTGACGCTGAAAGTGCTAGACGGTCAATTGAAAAACTGCTACAAGACAGCGCACGCAGAACAGGTGCAATCAACTTAGTTGGGGCAACCCTGTGACAACGTATACGCCTTATCCAAAGGTTATCTTTGCTGGGGCAACAGAATATGCAGATGAAACGATTTCAAGCATTTCAATAAGCCTTGGACGCCGTGACATTTTTGAACAAGCACAACCTGGTCTGATCAACGTTGAACTGTGGACGCCTAGCGATACACCATTGACAATTAATCTTGGTGACAGCGTGAATGTGCAGATCCAAGACAGCAATGGTGATTATCAGCAAATTGCTGGCGGGATCGTTTCAGACATAGACATTAGTTTGGCTGCTTATGGTGAAGTTGGATCAATTGCCGCTTATCGGATCACAGCCGTTGGCGCACTTGCCACGCTTCAAAAACGTTTGGCTGGTTCTTTGGGTTATGCAAAACAATATGACGGTGATCGTATTTATGACATTTTGTATGAAGCATATGTCACCAGTTGGAATGAAGTCGCACCAACACTTACCTGGCAACAAGTGCCAGCAATCACAACCTGGGAAAACTACGAAGGCACAAGCCAATCGCTAATTGACGAACTGGCAACAAATGTTGTGATACCTGGTGATTTTGAATTGACCGCATATTCAGACGGTGAAACAGACGCTTTAACACTTGCCCAAGACGCAGCACAATCAGCCCGTGGGTTCTTGTATGAAAGTTTTGATAATGATATCCATTATGACGCTTACAGCACCCGCACCAGTTATACGCCGCTAACCCTGACAGAAGATGATCTTCTTGCAGACGGTCTGCGCCAGGCTGCACAATGGTCTGAAATCGTAAATGACATAACAATCACTTACAAGAACAATCAAGAAAAATACGCAGCAGATCCACAAAGCCAATTCACATTTGGTCAGTTATCTGGATCAAGGACAACTAGCCTAGAAAACGGTTCAGACGCACAAGACCAAGCAGATGCGTTTCTTGAAAGTCGGGCTTACCCACGCACTTACCCAGAAGAACTTTCAATCGCACTTCACAGCCCAACGGTGTCAGACGCAACGCGTGACGCGCTAATCGGCTTACGGGTTAGCCGTCCAATTTACACTTCAGCCCTGCCTGCCGTATTTGGCACAACCTTTGACGGCTACGTTGAGGGCATTAAATGGCGTTTAACCCGATACACCGCAGAAATGACTTTGGTCTGTTCTGCTGTTTCCGAAACTTACCCGCACCAAATTTGGTTGCAAATAGCGCCAAGTGTGACTTGGGCGGGGTATACTCCTATTACAGAAAGATGGGTGGATTTATAGAATGGGTACAACCCCGAATTTTGGCTGGACTTATCCGCCAGCAACTAACTACGTTAAAGACTTGCCTACTGATTTAGGCGACTTGGCAGATGAAATTGATGCTACTGTCGCAGCCTTGCCTGCTGGCGCACTTGAATTAGTGCAAACACAAACTTTAACAACTAGCACAGGTGTATCTTTCACAGGTCTTAGCGTTGGAACACGTTACAAATATATTTGGCGCGGATATACAAGCGCTGACAATGTTGCAGTAAATATTAGATTTAGGGAAAATTCAACAGATAAAGCAACTACTTACTACGGTGGGCAAGTTGGCTATGGTTATGACGGTACAAATTATGCGGCAGCCCGTAACAACGTCACTACAATCAATGGAATTGAAACTGGCGGAAGCACGCAATCTTATTATTCACAAATAACTGGCGAATATATAATTTGGGCAGCAAATGCTGCAAGCACTATTTTTCAAGCACAAACACATTATTCACCATTTTTCAAAGTAGTTGGCATATCAAATGCTGCTATGACAAACTGTAACGGCATTTCAATTTATCCTGCTAGTGGAACTTTCACAGGTTCAATTTCATTATTCAAATACAACGTTTAAGGATTATAAATGACAACTGCAATACCAAAAAGCACAATAGTAAATATTGCAACAGGTGAAGTTACAAAAGTTGCATTATCTGATGAGGAATTATCACAGCGCGAAGCAGACTTAGTCGAAGCCGCAGCCGAAATCGCAGCACTTGAAGCCAAAGCCGCAGCACGTCAAAGCGCATTAGCCAAACTTGCTGAACTAGGTCTAACAGAAGAAGAAATTCAAGCACTATAACAAACGGATAACAGGGCTACGAAAGGAAAAATCGTGGCTCTACCAATTAAAGACGGCAAGATTACAACAAAATGGAAACAACCTGGAAAACATTGGTCATCTGGTTTTCACACTGGCGTTGATTTCGCGCAACCTGTTGGCACACCTGTTTACGCAGTTGCAGACGGCAAAGTTGCCAATGCTAATTGGGGCAAAGCCTATGGCACGCAAATTGTTCAAGATTTGGGTGACGGCACATTCTGCATTTACGCACACCTAAGCAAATCAAACAAGAAGGCTGGCGAAGCAATCGCAAAGGGCGAATTAATCGGCTACGTTGGCAACACTGGAAATTCAACGGGCGCACATCTGCATTTTGAACGCAGAAACAATATCCGTTGGTCAGCAGGGCAACCTATCGATCCGACAGAAATTTTAGGTGCATAATGAAAAACTTCTTAATTCGCGCAGTTGCTTTAATTGCATATGAATTTT